CACCTATTTACGGTAAAACATATATTTCAGTAAAACCAAAAACTTCAGGTAAGTTAACAGTTCAGCAAAAATCAGATATTATAAACACAATTTTAGAATCAAAAAATGTTGTATCAATTACTCCAGAAATTATTGATGCTGAAGAAATTAACATCGCATTAACTGTTACCGTATACTACAACGATAGAGAAACAGGATATTCCTCAACTGACATAGAATCTATTGTTCGTCAAGTTATTTTAGACTACAACGAATCTGACTTACAAAAATTTGAAAGTGTATTCCGCTATTCTAAGTTAAGTCGTTTAATTGATGCAGCTGAACAGTCTATTACAAATAACATCACAACTGTAATATTAAGAAGAAATATATCTCCAAGATATGGTATTTCTGCTGAGTATAATATTAATGTTATTAATCCAATTTATAACGAGGGTGTTGCTGAAGATTCAATCACTTCAACTGGATTCTATATTCAAGGAAGTGATTTTATTCACTATCTAACCGATGATGGTATTGGTAATATGATTCTTTTCTATCGTTCTGTTGGAACAGCAACACAAGATGCTCAAAATATTATTGTAAATAATTCTATTGGGACTGTTGACTATGCAGCTGGAAAAATCAATATTAAGAATTTAAATATTACAGGACTTGCGGATCTTGATTTTGAGATTAGCATTAAACCACAATCGAATGACGTAATATCTGCGTTTACTCAAATCGCACAAATAACACCAGATCACTTATCTGTAACAGCAATTCCTGATAAGACTGCCAATGGCGATCTCCGTGCAGGTAGAAATTATACATTCACTTCTAGCCATTCATAATGACAATACCTCGTCGCACATTATCATCTTTAGTTGCCAGTCAACTTCCTGAATTCGTCAGGGAGGATAACCAAACATTTGTAGCGTTTATAGAAGCGTACTATGAGTATTTACAGAATACAACTGGTAATGATTTAAAAACACTTGGTGATCTTGATACTACTTTAGAATCGTTCATTAAGTACTTTAAAAAAGAAGTTGCTGTAAATTTCCCACAACCTGTAGTAAATGAAAGATTTTTATTACAGCACATGAAAGACCACTATCTTGCAAAAGGTAGTGAAGCATCTTTTAAATTTTTGTTTAGAGTTCTTTTTGATAAAGACGTTACCTTAGAATATCCTTCTCGCCAGATGCTTCGTGCATCTGATGGTCGATGGAATCAAGACGTATCAATTTTTGCCAGAGTTAATGCTGGTGATCCAGATACCATTATTGGTAGAGTAGTTGATGTAGTTACACCGAACAGAACTATCAGACTACAGATTGACAGAAGACAATACGTTGAAGTTGAAATTGATCGTATCGTTGAGATTGCAGATGGTATCTATGAATTCTTTATTGATCGTAAATTCTTTGGAGATATTTCTCCAGGAGATAGAATTCGTTATGAAGATACTTTTGACGCAACTATTTTATCAACTACCTCAAAAGTTACTGTTCAGCAAAAAGGTAAACGATTTAAACTTGGTGATTTATACGAAATTAAAAATGGAGCTGGTGCAGGATCAATTCTAAAAGTTTCTGGTATTAATGATGTTGGGGGAATTAACAGCATTGAATTTGTTAAATACGGTATTAATTATACTGGCGACTTTACTGCAACTATATTACCACTTGGTGGACAATCAGCCACTTCTGCAGGATCTACTGCATTAACTATTGGTGGTGCTTCTCCAAGTTATACCGTAGGATTAAATGAAACTACTAATGGATTCTTTGAACAAGGTATTATCAATACTTCAGACTATAACACTACTGATTATTGGGATGGTACTTATGTGGGTGATGTTGTTCGTGAGTTTTTCGTTGACAATAAAGGAATTATTCTAGATCCAGATGAGCCAGCAATTATTAAAATCACTCTTGGTTCTCTGGCAAAATATCCAGGATACTATACAAGTAATCTTGGTTTCTTGGATGATGCTATGTACATTCAAGATAGTAGATTTTATCAAGCATTCTCATATGTTATTAAAATTGATGAAAAGTTAGAAGCATATCGTTCTGCAGTTAAAACATTAATTCACCCTGCTGGTATGGGATTGTTTGGTGAGTATGATGTAAGAAATCAATTTGATACTGGAACTAGCCTAACATCTATGCTGCGTTTCTTGGTACTACAATTCCAAGACGAAGCATTTTTATCAGATAATACACCACTCCCAAATGGCACTCCAGCATTTCGTTTTAGCGCAGAAAAACCACTGTCTACTCACTTCCTGTTCAATGGGGTTACTGCAGATACGAGTTCAGTTACTCTACAAGATACAAGTACACTTTTTGTTATAAACAAACCTCTTGAGACTCACTTTTTAAATGATGGTACTACAGCTGATACAAGTTCTGTTACAATGGCAGATACAAGTAGAGTTAAAGATATTGGTAAAGCACTTTCTACTCACTTTTTAAATGATGGAACTACGGCAGATACAAGTTCAGTTACTTTATCTGAAACGACTTATAATTATGACTATGGATCACTAACACGTATTGGTATTAGCATACTTGATACTACAAAGATATTAAATTCTACAGTTTATGATCATTATTTAAATAATGGTACAACTTTAGATACAGATACAGTTTCTTTGGGTGATACAACACCAAATTTTGAAGTAGAAAAGGCATTAGATACACATTACCTATTTGATGGAGTTACTGCGGATACAAGTTCAGTGACTATGAGTGATACTACAGGAACGAATAGTACTAGAACTGTTCCGTTCTTTGTCCTAAATAAAGAATTGGCTACCCATAATTTGTTTGATGGGTCTACAGCAGATACAAGTTTAATTACAATGGCTGATAGTGGAGGAAGTTTATGGTTAAGTCCTTATACAGATCCTTATCCAACTAGCAGCTCTTATTTTGCAAACGATAGTGGAAACTATACAGAGGGTGAAGCGTCTTTCACTGGATAATTAATAAAGGAGATTTCGATGAATTTAAAAGAAAATTTGGGAATTACAGGCGAACTTACTATTCAAGTTTTTAACGAGAATGGCGATTTAAAATCAGCAATTAAAGTACCTAACCTAGTTGTTACGGTTGGTAAGAATTATATCGCTAGCCGTATGGTTGGTACAGCAGCAACAGTAATGAGTCACATGGCTATTGGTACTGGCACAGGTACACCAATTGCTGGTGATGTAAACTTAGGTACTGAGGCATATCGTGCCTCAATAACTATCGCTGCTTCTACTAATACTGTTACTTCAACTGCTACTTTTGCTGCAGGTAATGGTACTGGTGCTATTACCGAAGCTGGAATTTTTAACTACGGTACGTATAATGCTACCCCATCAGCTGGACAATTTATGCTTTGCCGCACAACTTTTCCAGCAGTTAACAAAGCAGCTGGTGACTCCATTGCGATTACTTGGGTTGTTACAGTAAGTTAATTAAAAGAAAATACACATGACTACATCTGCATTAATGAAGACTATTCTGCATAATTCTATTGCAGATGGACTATACAATGAGGTTGTTACTAGACATAGTAGATACTACTACTATTTGGGGAAAACAGTAACTTGGACAGATGAACTAACACCTCCATATCCAACAGATAGTCTTGCATATGAATTTGCTTCACGTAATGATATTATTACAATGAAGGAAATTAAACCAACAGATATAGCGTTTGTTATCCCACGCTATAACTGGACCAGTGGCACAATTTATGATCAATACGATGATCAATATTCCACTGAAGTGCAGGGTGTTAATTTAACAGCTGGTGGTTTTGGATATGGTTCTGATCCGTTTGTTTATATTGGATCTCAAGGGTCAGTTAATTGGGCAGCATCTACTTCTTATATTTTAGGTAAGTTGATTAAATCAGGTAACAATTATTATATTGTAACCACCACTGGTGTTACTGGAACTACTGCTCCTACGCATACTTCTGGTACTGTCACTAATGGTACTGCTCCGCTTCAGTGGGTCAGTGTTAGCAATGGTGGTGGTACTGGTGCAACTGCCACATCAACACGAATTGAAGGAAGTGTTGCTGGTATTACACTAACTGCTAGAGGTTCAGGATACACCAGCATTCCAACTTGCATTATTGCTGGTGGTGGTGGAACCAATGCAGCAGCAAGTGCAGTTGTTACAATTTCTCCAAATGGATTTCAAAAATTAGAAGACTCACTATTTTATGTAGTGACAGATGAATTTAACGTATATAAGTGTTTAGATAATAATCGTAATGCTGTTTCCACTGTTAAACCAACATCAACAACAGTTGATCCTATTGTTTTATCCGATGGTTATATGTGGAAGTTTATGTATAATGTTCCTATTAATTTAAGAAGTAAATTCTTATCAGATGAACAGATGCCTGTAGTTTCTGCTCTATCTAATCAATTTTATTCTAATGGTGCCATGGA